CATAATTATCAACACTATCTGTCGCCCAACAAAAATTTAATTCATTTATAATTTTTGTATCTTTTTCTAAACACCACAAGTTCCAAAGTAATGACCACATCTCTGCCGTCCAAAATTGTATTTCGCCAGGACTTATAGGGAATCTTTTTTGATAACTATGCATTTGGTCATATAAATTATTGGAATCGTTATATATATCATACCAATTTTTTGTTGTTGTTTTTTTAATTATGTATTGACCTCCACCAGAATTTTCTTGATTGTTCTTTAAACATTCCATATTAATACCAACAATATCACACATCTCTTGTATTAGTTGATTTTTTTCAGATGTTGGGTGAGCCGACTCATATCTCTCACAACAACTCATAATATAATCATGCCCTATATATCCCTTGGTATCAGCCATATAACAGACATCGTCTGTTAAATACTTTTCTAAATCAGGTAACTCTCTCAGTATAATATCAGCATCGTGCAGAAAAAACAATTCTCCATTTTCAGGAAATTCTTCTAACCATTTAGAAATTAAGTATGGTTTAATACTAGGTATATAATGTCTCTTATCTCTTTCATCACTATAAAAATGGACATTATAACCTTTTTCTCTTAACTTTAATCCGTTTTCAGATGGTACTTTACCTCCATTAAACATACCTAATATGATATGTATTTGAGATGGTTTAATACCTTTCTCAACAAAATTATGACAATATACTTCACACTGCCAATGAAAATATGGGACATCAGGTTGTGCAGTAACAAATAACAATTCCGACATTTCTTTTTTAAATAATTATAAGGATTTATATCTTTTTTTAAATAGAACAAATTTGGATATATTTATATACATATGAAACTAATTAAAACAATACAAAGACTAGTAGAAGAATCTGAAAAAGATTACTATTCAGCATGTGATAGATGTGCTGACGAAAGAACTATCAAAAGATTAGAAAAAAACTACACAGATACTCTCAAGTTGATGGAAAAGGTCAACAAAATCAGTAAAGATAAAAAATAAATTACGGTGTTATAGTAACTGTAACAGTTCTTCCCGTTAATGTCGCCACCGCTCCAGGATTGGTTTGAGTTCCTTTTAAACTTACTAATTTAGAACTATCCCAAGTTGTTGAATAAGTCGCCAAATCACTCAATATATTATTAATATTAGTTGTACTTATTGTAGAATTTCCTCGTATTTTTAACTGATACATTGTAGTTGGCCAAACACGACTAAAAGTATACCCAGTAATTGTGTTATTACCTTCTATTGCAATATTGAACGCCGCCGATGAAAAATCTGAAATACTACCATCAATAGTATTATTACCTATAATAGTTACATTAGTTAAATTTGGCGGTAAAAAAGACACGTTACCCGTTATAGTACCAAGACCTGTCAAATACATATCAGTTAATCCATTTGGTAAATCCGCCACATCACCACTAATAGTATTATCACCAGTTACATATAAATATGTTAATCCCATAGGTAACCCTGAAGTGTCACCACTAACTGTATTATCACCACCAAGTATTAAATTTGTTATCCCTGTAGGTAATGACGATACGTTTCCACTTATTGTATTACCAGGACCAAAATAACCGTCCATAGTATATATTTGACAATAAGTTAATCCTGTTGGTAATCCTGAAGTACTGCCACTTATCGTATTTTTACCACCAATTGCGAGTATTGTGATTCCTGTGGGTAATCCTGTGGTATTACCACTAACGGTGTTATCACCTTGTAAATTTAAATAAGTTAAACCAGATGGTAGTCCTGTAGTATTACCGCTAATCGTATTATCATAAATTGAAACATATGTCAGTCCTGAAGGTAATCCTGATGTATTTCCACTTAGTACAGTGTTACCATTATTATTAAACATCTGCAAATTTAGAAGATTAGGTGGTAAGTCTGTTGTGTTTCCTGTTAGATTAGATTGACTAATAACTAAATAAGTCGGAGTTCTTGGTATTTGTGAAATCAAACCATCTAATCTAACCTCATAGTTCAAATATGAATTATTCAGATTATCTAATTTGGTATATTCTGAAGTATCAATAACTACATTAATACCCGAAGAACCTGTCACTGTTGTGGAAATAGCAAATCTTGTAATATCAGATAAATCAAGTGATTTTACTGTGATTAATCCATTATACAAACTACTATAAACATGATTAGGTGTATGGTTTCCTGCCGCAAAAGTACTCACGTTACCATCACCCCAATCTACTAAGTATCCGTATGAAGTTGACTGAATTTCTGTGATTGTAATAGCACTAACATTTACTGCTGTCATCCTAAATGACTGTAAAGGTAAACTAGGTGTCGGAGTAATAGTAGGTGTCACTGTTATAGTTGGCGTAATAGTTACTGTTGGTGTTGGAGTATTTTCTGGAGTTATCGTAGGAGTTGGTGTAACTGTTGGTGTTGCTGACGGTGATGGTACCCCATAACAACAAATGTCATAATCAATTCTAATTGCAACACTAACAGTATCCGCAGATAGTGTTCTAGCACAATCCGTATTTAAACTAATTGAATTTGTATTCGCATTTAGAACTATTGAACCAATACCAGGAACTCCACTTAATAAAGCATTTAACGCATCAACATATTGTTGGTCTGTAGGATATACAGATAAAGATGTTGTAGCAAAAAAGTTACTAGTGAACGCCGAACTACCAACATTTAATAACAAATTAAATTGAGCCAACGTTAATTTACAATTTATTTCACCAATCGTTAAGTCTTGATATCCTTGATTTAACATTTGTTGAAATCCTGTTTTTGTTCCTGTTCTTTCTGTAAAAATACTATCACAAATATTGAAAATCTGATATGATGTATTAGAAGTTCCACAAAGTATTTGAGTTGTTTTAATTAAACTACAATTATTACTATCAGTAACTGTTACAGAATATGTTCCAGCGGTAAGTCCTGTAACATATATACCATCCTGCAAACCGACATTAGGTGACCAAGATATTGTAAATGGCGGTGTACCCTTAGTGATTACCGCAGTTATTGTCCCTTCATTACCCTTACCACAGCTTGTATCAATTAAACTAAATTGGACATCATTACTACTTTTTATACTAACTGATTTTATTTGTTTGCAACCATTAACATCAGTAACTGAAACTGCGTATAATCCACTTGATAAATTATTAAACGTATATGCAGTAGAATTTAAGGTAATTGATTGTCCCGGTATTTCATAGGTGTATGTACCGTTAGCACTTGTCTCAACTCTAATAGAACCATTTAATAACCCACATGTTGTATCAATATACGTTGTAGTAATTGTAAAAGCGTCTTCGTTAATAACGGTAATGTCGGTCTCATAACTACAAGTACTTGGGTTTGTTATTTTAATATGATACGTACCTGTTGGTAAGTTATTAAATTGAGCGTTAGAATTTATAGAAATAACTCTAGTATTGCCTGAAGTATCTGTTAATGTATATGTATAAGGTGTATTTCCCCCTTGAACAAATACATTAATAATTCCATTACTACTTCCACATACAGAAGGAACCGATGACGCAGCGACAAATGTAAACGCATTTGGACTTGATAATGTTATTGTTCCTGATGTGGTACATAATCCCGCATCAGTAACCGTTACATTATATATTCCTGACGATAGTCCGGTAAATGTTGTATTATTTGAAAAGTCAATTTTTGTATCCCCATTTGATAAAACATAATAAAATGGTGCAGTTCCTCCACTCAAATAAACCGTGATTTGTCCGTCCGCTTGAAAGCAATTTGGAGAAACAGGTAATAAATTAGTTATACCCGGTGGTTCAACATCTATAACTGTTGCTTGTTTAGTGACAGAACATCCTCCAGAATCAAGTACTGTTACAGTATAAACACCCGCAGTTAAACCGCTAATAGATGAGGTTGTTTCATTATTACTCCATAAATAAGTATATGGTGAAACTCCTGTTTGACCTGTAATATATATTTTTCCAGAAGGGCCTGAACATCTTGAATTATTAACAACAAAAAACCCATAATCTAATTGTCCTGAATCCAAAACAACATTAGTAGATGAGCGTCCGCTACATCCTCCATTATCAATCGCCTCCACATAATATGTATCTGCAGACAGTTGAACAAAAGGATAAAATCCAACAGAGGAAGTACCTGAAGTTACATATCCATTAGTATTACTATATAAATAATAATCAACTATATTAACTGATGTTGTTGCTGTTGCGGTTAAAACCCCATTTGGTAATCCACAAGTTGAATTTATCACACTTGTCTCTAAACAAATCCCTGAAGAAATGGTTAATAAAACAGGTTGTTCTTGTGGTGAAACAGAAGAGTCAGTAACTAATATTTGATAAGTACCTACCGATAAACCAGTTCTAGTTGATGATGTAAAAGAAACATCAGTTCCTAAATTAGGTATTTGCCAATCAATAATATATGGCGATTGTCCATCAATTGGTTCTATATATAAAGCACCTGTACCTATATTTAGGCAATCCCCTGTAACCGTTGTTATAATATAATTAATAGGCATTAACTACAACTAATTGTAAAATTCAATCCAACGTTTAATTGGATTTGTTTATTTGTAAATTTAGGTTCGCATCCTGAATTAGAAACATACAAAGTATTTCCACTAAGGAAATACGTTAAGTCAGCATCAGTTAAATTTGTCACATAAGTTTGTACCGCACCGCTCCATTGAGAATTAGTCGGTGTTTGTAATGTTCCATATCCTGTAAAGAATTTTTGTTGTAATAAAACAGTACTATCCAATCTTAAATCAATATACCAATCAGTGACTAAAGAATTCAAATCACATGTTAATGAATTAGATGTGACATAATTTGTCACAGTTTGATTTAATATATCTTGGAATGATTGTACTGTTGATGACCCTCCATTCCAAGGATAAATAGGACATTCAATAGTTTCATCAATACAATTATATAAAAATAAATTACCATTCAACGTACAAGGTATACACGGTACCGGTAATATTGCACATCCTCTTTGAATTCTATATACAAATTTTTGTCTATGAAATATAGAATTTTCATACTTAACTCCGGCTAACCATATTGTGGTCGCTGGTATCATTTGTTCAACTAATCTAATCCAATAATCACCTAACCCATTAACATAATCCATCATTGAACGATAATTAAAATTATCATTCGGTATTCCGACAGTTTCTTGTGATTGTAAGTAATTCCAAAATATAGACTGTAATGTTAAATATCCACTTGTTTTACCATCAGAACTAAATTGTCTATCTCTAACATTTATCATGTTATTCCAAAATGTTTGAGCAAATTCAAAGAACGATTTTTTATTTGGTTGTGGATTAATGAATGTTGAATCAACCCCTCCTGGTTGTGGATAAGGGGAAGTTAAACCAGTACTAGGTATTGGGTAATCATACTTTCTTGACATATACCAAACATCATATGCCAACCCTTGAGCAGGATTTAAAAATAAATCAACATTTTTAACATTTAATACAAATTTTTCATTATCAACAAAATAATAAGCATCATATTTAGAACCTCCATTACCTACTCTAAGTCCTGTGTCTGTCACAGGCCAACTTTTTTTATTATCGGGTATTCTTAAAAGTCTATAACCTGTATTCAAATATGGAAAATATCTATATCTATCCAAATATTTTTGTCCATAAGTAAATTGTTCAAATTCAGTTTGAACATTAAAATTTTGTCCCGTAAATACACTATTAGTATAATTAATTTTTTGAGGACTTTGGTGGTCTTTAACTAGTTCAAACCATCCCGCCCCTTTCTGAAAGAAATAATCTTGAGTATCTTCAGGTGACTTCGGATAACCATAAGAATCCACAGGAAAATCCGCCAATGTCACATCAACATCAGTTATCGTAGTTTGTGTTGTAAAGGCTGAATATACATTACCATAAATAGTAAATGTTGTAGTATCAAATACGGGCATCTCTTCAACATATGTACCACCAGATATTTGAGCGTACCTCATATTAAAATCCGCCATGTTAATTTTCTGACCTGCAATATATATATTTTCATTAAATTCTATTAAAGCCTCCGGTGCACCAATAAGTCTTAGTAAAAATTCTATAGACTTTCTTGTACCTTTTGACTTAAACAAATAAGCAGAATTTAAAATTAAATTTCTATAAAATTGATAATTTAACTCTGTTGGTGTTGACGCTCTAGAATATCCCTCAAATTCAATTTTACTATTATTACCAAAAACTGAACCTAAGAAATTTTCATTAGTAATTGGGGAAACGTTTATTTTCCATCCAATTGTTTCTGCCAAATTTTTAAGTAATTGTGATGGTATATCATTTTTAACCGTATAATTTACAGAATTCATATAAGCCAATCCATCTATAAACTTTTTAACCTCATCAAAACTTCTACCATAGATACTTAATATTTTTTGAACTCTTTGGTCTTCAGTATCAAATTCTTTAAACGATTCAGTAGTTAAAAATCTTGTTATTAAATTTGTTTTTGATTCATCAAATGCAACCGCAATCTCATTTAAAGAATTTAAATAATTATCAAATAATCTTGTCCTAATATCTAAATTCCAAATCCCATCTATTGGCCAAGTCACATTAACAAAACTAGTAAATAAAACACCATCATCTGATTGTTTTGGTACTTGGAACGTTGCCGTGTATTTAGGGACAATCATTCTATTTAATAAAAACTTTTCAACCTCATCAAACGGTTCTATTAATGATTTATCCGCATAAAAAGTATTTGGTCTAATAACTAAAGTTTCGGTTGTTTCCATTTTTCCTGAAAATGGTTGACCAAAAACAATAATTTCTATAAAACCTGAATATAAACTACTGGATGGTGTAAAATGATAAATAGGAAATTCTTTATCTCCTAAAAATAAAGAAAACTTATTATACTCAACAGTTAAATTTCTTAATGGAGATACCTCAAATTCTTTTAATGAAATATTTCTGGTTGCATTAACCGAATAATCAATTCCAAAAGGATTTGTCAATTTAGTCACATCAATTTTAAATGAAGTAACATCTTCAATATTGTCATAATCAATATCAATCGCGGTATTGTCAGTAGTAAAATCAGAATTAAGATTATATACTTCTAATGCAGAAGGAAAATAATTTATAATTTTTTGAACTGATGTTGACATTCTTTTAGATAACGGACCATAAATATTAAATTTAGTTATCTCACTTAAATCAAAATTAGGATAAACTCTAAATTCTTTAGCAATAATTGCCTTAGATTCTAAAACATTAGAAACATTTAATGTGTCTAAAGTAATTGGTTCAGAAAAAGAACCAATATTAAACTCTCTATAAACTTTTTCTGTTATAGTTGTTGTGAATTGAAAATTACCTTGCGTTAAACCACCTCCTTGGACTAATTGAAATCCAACCAAATCATCTGAAAAAGGTCTACCATTAGCACCGTCAGGATATTTAATAATCGTTTTACCCATTATTGAGTTATGTTTGTAAAGTTTTTACTATAATCTATATTATTTCCTCTATCTTGTCTAACCTCATATAACAAAGAATTAGATTGGTCTCTAATTTCATACAAGTTATATTGTTTGTAGATATTATTGTTTGAGTCATAAATAGTATATATACCATCTTGCATTGATTTAGTTTGATTACCATACAAAGCCAACGCTAATGTTGATATATCGTGTTCAACAATTTCAATATCTATCGTAATTGGATTAAAAAAAGTATTAGTTATTATTATTTTTTGTGCAGGTTGTCCTATAAATGGGGTCGCGTTTGGTTTGTTTGTCGGAGATGATGATGGTGTTAATGTACAAAATATTAAATTTGTAACGGCATCAACATATCTATATCTAATCGCCTTTTGAGATGTATTTGTTAAATTTTGTAAAACAGGTTCACAAAAAAAGTTAGAAGTTACTATTCTAAAAAAGTTAGGTATTTTAGTACCGTCACTATTTAAGTATTCAACCCTAAATCCAACAAGTCCTTGTGATACAAATTTATTTCTATATTGTGTCGGTACATTATTTAAATCAATTACAATACCTTTAACGTTAGGTAGCGCCGATAATACACCACAATCAGTAATTTCCGTTCTTATTTGAGCCGGCTTAACATATAAAGTGTAAATACCAATTTTATTAAATTCATTTGCCGGTAATCTTAAATTATAAAGACCCCCTAATATTTCAATATTGGCATTACCGCCAGTATTATTATTATTATAATATGGCCTCAATATATTTAACGTATCTAACTTTTTTAATATAAAATTATCTGTAACATCCCTAGAAGGAGTATAATTTAATATTATTTCAACATCTTCAGGTGATACGTCAGAAGGTCTTATTGTTCCGTAGGTTCCTATTGCCATTTTATTCTTTTATTTAATAAATAGTTTATTACTCTTTTTTAAAAATTACTTTGGTTAACAAAATTAAAAAATCCATATCCATAATTTTCCAAATCACCAATATTATCAATCTCACCTAATCTTTCAACTCTTTCCAATGCACTATTCTTACCTCTTTCCACAAAAACATCTGATTGTACTTCAGGGTCATTAACTATATTCATAAGAGATTCATTTTTCGTTATTGCAGATTGAACCATCCAATCAGATGTTAATCCAGAACTATCAAAAACATATACCGTCGTTTTATCAGGAAAATCCAAATACTGAACACCCTCTATAGTATATCCTGTATAACTTGAACTCATTGTTGTTATGACTCCAAATTGTTGTCCATTTTTTATTGTTGGAACATATAAAGGATATTTTGTTACCCCATATTGGGATAATTCATTTATTCTTGATGTTGTATATCCACTGATTGAAAATGGAACGGAAACATAATTATTTGATGTTTGTGCCGAAATATGATTATCCGAGTCACCTGAGAATATAAAATCATACGATATTGATGTCGCAGACCAAGACCCTATATTCGGAGTAAAGTATGCAGAACCATTAGGGTTTTGAATTGTCGTTCCTGTAAATGGAACCACTACCGTTTTCTTTACAGTATTTCTTCCCCAAGGTGTATTCTGTATTAATGTAATTAAATAACTACCATTATTTATGTAATCATGATAAATAAAATTTGGTGATGTTGTTGTAATTGTTTGTATCGGTGAGGAGTCACCCCAATCAACTGAATATGTGGATAGTTGTAAAAAGGTTCTCAACTGTGTTTCTGACGTATTATAAAAATAATATCTTTTAGGTAATGATGTTGTTGCTGAAAAGACAAAGTTTTTAACTACATCCGCCTGCATAATCGCCCCATCAAAAACAGAATAGTATCCCATATCCACAGCTGTCTCTCTAAACAGTATTGGGATTGTTAATCCTGTCAATAAAGAATCACCATTAGTACCTCCACTTAATATATCAGTCATAGACGAATAAACGTAGGTTAATCCCGTAACATAAACCGTGTCACTAGATATTGATGATATGTAACAACAAGTTCCTGTTACACCCGTTATTACATACGTATATGCGGTATATGGTTCAGGAAAAATGTCATTTAATACATTTTCATGAGATATTTTTATATAGTAATAATCTTCGTTCATTACGGATTAATATATTCATACCATTTTATTGGGTTAGAGCTATCTCCAATTAAGACATCATATCCCGTGTTTATATCATAAACCTTATATGTATAATTACTATAATCTAAAATTACTTTATAATAAAAGTATTTTTCTTGGGGAAAATTAAATTTATTAATACCTGTTAATGTTGATTGCGGTCTATTCATCATTTTAATAAAAATCCCTGTCTTCGCATCAAAAAACTTTGCGGTCATATAAAAAGTATTAATATTTAAAAATGATGTATTTTTTAACCAGTAAATAAAAAACCCTTCTTTATCACCAACAAAATCCAATTTCATTACAGGTGTTTTAATATCATTCACAGTATATCCGACTGTCGTTGCTGATGTAACTCCTTGTTGTGTTGGTAATATTAAGGTAACATAGTTGGTTTGTTTAGTTAAATCAGTAGTATCATATAAATCTAATTTAAAAAATGACTTTTTAAAAGAATTACTATAGTAATAAATTTCCGTAGGAGTAAATCCTTGTATAGGATATGATGTTAACCAAATTGTATTTGCGCTGGTAGCACCTGATGGAGCAAAATAAAATTCATAATTAATATCTGTAGTCAATGAATTTACATTCTGAGAATGTTCAAATCTTGCAACTTCAAAATCTTTATCTTGATTGATAACACTTTTAATTGTTTGTTCTTCATATTCAACCAAAGAGTCACTTCTATCAAGCAAATCCCAATTCATTTCAATTGGTATATTGATTTCTTTATCTGTATTTGTTGTAGATAATAATATTTTATATTTATTCACAATCATCAGTAATCGGGTCTGCTATTGTAGATATATTTTGACCAACATTTCCTTCAGGAATTAGTCTAAATATAATCTTGGTTGATGGATAATGAGTTCCATTTAAAAAAGGATAATTAACCCCTTTTCCTGACTCGTCAATAAATCCGTAAGTATACATGTCTCTCCAAATAAAACTATTTTTGTAATTTGAGTAATACGAATAATATGGTATATTATCAACTTCTTTTAATGAACCCTCCTCTAAATAATCAGAATAAACCCTTAATTGTATTAAATTATGCGGTTTATAATAATATCCGTTTGGATTTGTTGTTGCCGATTGAATAATAAATAAATTATCATTAAATGATATCTTATGATACAACTGAGAAATGATTCTTTCTTTTTGTTCAAATTGATTAAACTCACAATAATCCCCATTTATTGTATCACCACTTTTTAAATTTTGATTGTAATAAAAGGTAAACCCTCCTGGTTTAATATATGACGCTGTTGGTATTGTAGTTAAATTAACACTAGAATTAGTGTAATCCCAGTATGATGATACTGATGGACCCAAATTGTATTGATAACCTTCTCTAATTGAAACATTATTCGCAATTGGTTTATTCATCCACCCAAAATAACCATTATTTATAATAGTAATAAACAACTCCGATAATGGTCTATTCAAATTATCTCTATATTCTGATATATCAATATCACTTGAGAATGACAATAGATACGATTGAGACCCTTCTTTTTGTGTTATTCTAGAAACTTTATCGGGCGTTAATGTACCAAATTCATATTTTCTTTTAACATTAAAAATATTTTGTTCAAATCCACATTTTGTTAGGATTGAATCACTCACATTCGTTATTATTTTATGTTTTCTAACATAATATTTAGACATTGTTTCTGCAGAATTATTAATATCAATAATTCTTTTAAATGTCCCTTGAGCCGAATTAAAAAACGTATTCCCTGTAAATCCATTATTATATAAGTTAAAAATATATTCGTCTGAATTATACCCATAATTACCTAACGAATATACTTGAAAAACTTTACTCCCATTATATCCAGTCCAACCAAAGTTAAACTCTATTTGAACAAACTCACCAACACTCAAATTATGTTCAACAGGACAAACAAAAGATATCAAATTTCTACCTTCGTAATTAAATGGATTAACAACATAAAAAGGAATTCCAGTACCACATATCCACGTTAGAGTTGTTGACGAGTTTAAATTATATTGTAATACTTTATTGGATTCATTCTCATACGCATAACTCACATATTGAGTCCAATTATATGTTGACGCACTTTTATTAATAAAACTAATATGTGGTGAAGTTGTGCCTGAATTTATAGTATAACCAGAAACATTATTATCATTTCTTATAAAGTCAAATTCATAATATTGGGGATATCCAAACCAATTATTAGTATTGAATGAAGATTCACTATTAACATAATACAGATTATTCCTAAATGGAGCATATCCAAAAGCCCCCGTTGTTCCACTATAAGCATTATAAAATAATAAGTCCATATTAGTTGTTAATCTGAAAATATTAGACGCTTGTCTTTCATTGTCAAATATTTGACTCAAATCAACAATGTCACTTCTATCAAATTCATCAATCTCTTTTTGATTATTGACTAAAGGTATATCTACAGTTAAGTCAGTATTTATTGCTGACTTATATCTTTTAGAACCTAATACTATCGTTGTGTTAATATCACTCATTTAATGTGGTTTCACCAATATATTTAGTGTAAAATTTATTTATAGCTGTTTCACCTTTCTTTAATCCAAAATAAAAATACCATGGAGCACCTGCTAAAGCGGGATTTGGATTTATTGTCGCACCTGTTAAATAAATAGGTGATGCTTCAATTGTTGAATTAACCCAGCTTGATGGTGTTGTTCCTGTTGCAATAAAACTAACGTCATTTGTATTAGCCGTTGCCCCCACATTTAAAAAATTATCAGGACTAACATAATTAATTATTGTATAAACATTACCTACAATTAATGGTGTACCAACAGTTAGTGTAATAGGGGCTGATTGAGCAAAAAGATATCCTCTTGAATTATATTCGTTTGGTAATAATGAACCGGCTCTAGGATAATCACTAGTTAATCTATCTAACGATTGATACTTTTGAGCGTAAAATCCATTAACAGGTGGTGTTGTCACCCAATCATTAGTTTGTTTTCCAAAAAGTGTATATCCTCCGGTTTGAACTTTCCATTTATAATTTGGAACTATTTGTGATTTATTAGGTATATAATCATAAACAAAAGAATTTGTATTTGTGTTATATCTTATTATTCTCATTGGGGATATAAAATCCCTAACTTGCATATCTTCAGTTGTTGATTCGAAAAAAATACCCATCATTATATTATTAGCACCGAATCCCGCCGCGATTAATGCAGGATTAGTTCCCGTACTATCATAATAATCGGAATCAAAAGGTATCACACCTATTTGACTATTAATTGCTGAAGATTGAGCAAAATCGGCATCAACTCTATATCCTTTAGAACCACCACGACTAAAAAGTTTTTTAATCATATCAGTACTCAATAATGAACGCCAAAAATTAGTATCTATCACTCTAATAATTGAAAAAAAGTTTATCATATCAGATAAATCAGTATATGATGTTTGAGATATTTTTTTCATATTATACCCATAATAATTAGGACTCAAAATTATTTCTTTTAAGAATTCATCTCTAGGCCCTAAATTCATTATTGTTGTTGGAGTTTTTATATCCGAAATATTAGAGCCTCTATCCGGGTCACCGCTAGACGGAGCACCAACAAATCTATAAGAACTTAAAAATTTTTCAGCCGGAGATGAACGATAATAAAAATTATTTGTTTCATATTGTAACATAACAGTTTCAAAAGGAAACTTACGTTTATAAACTTGATTTAATTTATTATAATACGTATCAACCTTAAAAGGAAACGCATATAAATTACCATTAACCCAATTATTAACAAAAACATTGGATAAAACACCTTGACACAGGGCATAGAAAAATCTAAATCTTAAAACATATTCAGACCATCTTGTAATATCATTATCCGATTTCGGGTTAAATAATCCTTTTAAGGGTTCCCTAACAAATACATAACATCCATTTTCAACCGCATCGGTATTTGTACAATTACTACTGACGCCAAAATTTATACCATTTCCTGAATAGCAATTAAACTGAACCATTCCCGCACAATCAAAAGTATTCAATACCGTTCCATAAAATGCGTTGTTCCCCGATAAAAAATCACCCGCATTATACTGAGGAGAACTAATTCCTCCACCAACCGTCAAAACACCACTATCGGTAAAGATATACATACTTTGTTTGGGGTTTTGATTCATCATTGCAACATTATTATAATTAGTATACGCAGTACTACCTGTTGAAAATAATAACAACCCATCCGATGATGGTAATCTATCAGACCTCATAACAATATTATTTTTATCCGACATGTTTGTCGTATATCCAGTTGGATATATAAAACTAAAATAAAGTTCTTCTGGTATAGTTTGATTTATTGGATAACTACCATAACAACCATCGCTCACACCTGCAATTCCCGGTTTTGTCATATACATAAAAGTACCTCCAACTAAAGAATCTTGTGTTGAATATTTTTGAGGGCTATTAGTACTCGAAAACAAAAAATTATTTGGATTAGAAACCACATCACTAGAACCATTATTATTTGTTGATGGAAACGCTTTTCCACTAATACTTGTATTTCCAGCATTTGTAGGGTCAATCACATAATTTAACGTTGTGGTATCTAAAGCCGAGTAATATCTTGTTAAATTTGTTGTATATCCTGAATATTGATTACTTGGTGTGAAAAAATATGATGGATTCCAAAGTTTTTGCCCATTATTAACCGTTAAATTATTATTCGCTAATCTATGAATATAACATAGTTCATTACCAATCGAACCACCGATGGTTGGGTCAATATTTCTAATCGGTATATTTAATCTAAGTGGAGCATTAATTTGAACACCATTTATATTACTAAACCCTAAAAGTTTTCCCAGTCCTACTTTTGTTGGATATTGCGGAGAATATGGGTCAACCCCTCTTTGAGTGATATAAATTACCGAATTATTATCTATATAATCTATGTTTTTTACCGGATGCGGGCAAGTAAATAATTTTTCAGGATTAGTTGGGAAATAACTAAGACAAAAATACGTTTGATACCATGTTCTTTTTATAATAGTTGTTGTACTTTCAATTATATCCGCTAAAGTATTAGGTATTGGACTAGAAGCATGTAAATTTCTAAACTGAGTAATTGTCATTCCAGTAACCACTTGGAAATATTCAATATCACTAGGATATTGATACGTTTTTTCGTTAGTACTTGCACTTGCGGTTAGAGCATATGTTACGGGAAGCTCGTTACCAACTCTACTATTTGTTTTACCATAAATTATAGTTACCGAAGTTTTTCCAGTGTCTGTTGTCCCAGTAATTGATTTAGTACCAAAACTATTTAGAGTACCCCCTGTTATATTAGGGTCCTTGGAATTTTTTGGACCCACAAAACTAAACATGGACCCGGTACTTAAATCACCATACGTACCCGCCTGCCCAATAAACACAACAACATTATCTAAATGTTGTTTATTACTATTTGTTGGTATATTTGGTTCTATTTGTACAGATATTTGATTAGTCCCGTTATAATAATTCGCCTTTGTATTAAACTGATTTAATCTCTCCCCAAATGGCATATCCGCAGTATATAATGCTGAATAATAATCATTCGCAGAAATTTCAAATGTAGTATATAACTGCACTCCATAGTTTGAGTTATATTTTTTTAGATTACCGGATAATAATTGAAGAACTAATATATAATCATAATCTTTATTATAACATCCGTTACCTACAAAAAAATTAGGGTCTTTGACTAATTTTGGAAAATCAGTATCAAATTTAACTTCTAAGGCATCTGAGTATACTCCTAAATTAGCAAAATTGACCAATAAACCACTATTACTACCTGCGTTTGCGGTTGAAGATTGTGCCGACGATAACGTGCTACCCCCATTATCATCACCACTACAATCACAAACATCACAATCAGGATATGTAATCATCGGTAATTTTAGTGGTGGAAAATCATAATCTATTAATCTTGCAAAAACAATTATAAGGGCGATTGCAATTCCTAACCATAAAAGTAGCATTACTGAATAGTATATTACACCCGCAACCCAAACTGTCGCACCAAAACCTATTGATGGTGTTGCCGCCGCAATTATACCTAATGTCGATTGAACTATATTATATCCCGCCCATAATTCTAAAAAAATAAAGAAAAATACTTTTAACCAACTTTTCCAAAGATAAGCTATTAAACTATATAAAATTATTAAAGGTAATCCAATAATACCCAAAATAATCAATAAAAAATTAAAAACTCTCCATATTAAACTAGTATGAAAAACCCCATCATTTACGGGATACCTATTAGCAACATCTTCGCAGGTATCATCGTCAATTCTTTTAATACCAATAAATTTTTCTTTATTATTTGCGATTTTATAATTATCAATAAATGAAGATACTGTATAAACCTTATTGTACTCAAATTCATAAAAATAATCTTCACAATTTATTATATCTTGAATGTCAGGATTAGTAATACTCACACTACCATTAGTATATGCTGACCAATCTAAACTAAACGCATACGATTTCTGAAAATCTAACCAATCAGGGTCAGTTTGGTAATTCGGATTAACAAATTGAATAATCGTTGGGTCAAATCCTCCATTCCATCCTCGTTCCTTAACATTAGGTACTAAATAATATCCTCTTTTATAATCTTCGGACACACTCGTACTTTGTTGCCATTTAATCTTGAATCTATATTTAGCCTTTGTTGGAACTCCCACTGATGGGTCATTAGATAAAACCTGTTGTCCGAATTCATTTGTATACACATAATCCTGATTCATTGGTAAATCAAATAACCAAGCACCCGCAGAATCTATTAACTTACCACCATTTGGTAAATCAGCCCTTTCTATAATAGGTAACCCATTAGAATCTCTATAAATTGATTGTGTTAATCCAATAATTTCACCAGGACCTGTAATTAACTTACACAAATCACCCGTCGCTTTTTGTGCAATACCGTTTGATTTAACCGCAGATTTTTCATTTGAACTCATTAGAGAACCCATAAAAATTGATGTTGGTAATATATTAATATTGGCCTCGTTTGTTAAATCAAAATCACTTCTTGTTATCCCAATTTGACAAACATCTTTTTCACCCCAAAATGGAACAATTTCAATTGTTTTATTAATCACAATAATTTGTGGTAATTGATTGAAATTAGATGATGATTTAAATTTTACACCATCAAACTGTTCTTCAGTTGCAACACCCATCCTTATTAAATCTTGAGGAGTCAACGAAAATTCACCAATGTCCGATAAATCAACATTCATCACAATTGTTTGAGTTCCAACAGGAACACCAAAAATTAAAAAGTCACCACTATCGTTGGTTGTAACAGTATACTTATAATACTTGTCATAAAGTTCTACAACGGTTTGATTTACTAAAGCATCTAATCTTGTTGGAAAAGTACCTGTCGGTACGTGATTAGTATATGATGGAACATATGGTAATAAATTATATCTATAACCATCTTCATTAGTTTGTTCTAAATTCTTATAAGGATATATGGAAGATATTACAGGATTATCTTCATCTTCGGGTTTTATCGGAATAAAAATTGAAAGTTTGGTATTTGGAATACCGTATCCGTTATTCGCAAAAACTCTTCCGGCAATAACCCCATAATCAGAACACATCCTAGTATAAACATCAGATTGTCTTATTTTTAAAGATAGAACTTCCAATTGCTCAAAATCTTGTTCTACTTTAATAACAATATTTTTGTCATCCCCCGGCGTTGTTCTTATTCTATATGATTGACCCATTAATAACCTTTATAATAAATAGTTGATGGGGTATTTTTCCAAAAGAAAAAATACACTCGTTATAAACATAACTTGTTTATTAAATAAATAAATTATTAACTAATACTTACTGATTGGAGATTCTTGACTTTAACCCTAATATCTTTATTAGCAAATCGTATTTGATATATTTGATTAGGCATTGCAAATATAGTCCCATCAACCACACCAATTTCTTTTGTTTCAGAATCAATATAAGACATAGATGTTTGAGATGATGAGTATTGTCCTCCAACTTTGTTAAAAATTTGTAAGCTTGTTACGGATATAACACCATTTTGTGATTGTAATATTCTATTAAGTTCTGACACATTAACATTTTGTCCTAATTGTCTTGTTGCTGGATTAAAATAAGTAGATATTTGATTTATAATTGAAGAAACAATTACACCCTGATTTTGACTAGCATCCAATACTATTGATAAATCAATTCCCAAATCAATAACTTCGGCACTTTCTACAGAAATATAATCATTCAACATTCTATAGTTAGACAAATATTCCGCAATATTACCTAATAAAGTATTAGATACTATTGCTGTTAATGAACCGTTGGCATCATATGACAAAATTTTAACTTTAACTTTGTTATCTTCTTCCAAAATTGCCACTTTAGCAGGTGCTCCAAAATTTGATGGCATTTTTCTAATCAAAGCTTCATAATCATTTACGGTGACCGCTCTATTCTGAGAAGCAAAATTAAATGAAATAAAATTTCTAACTTCCTCTAAAGTAGGTAATCCTGAACCTCCAATCGCTGCGGTAACATTATTACATCTTAAAGAAGTAATTACAGATGTATTAGTTTCATCAGAAGGGCCATTTACAAAGAAATAAACTGTACCTATTTGATTAATAACATTAACTCCAAGATTTGTTCCTAAACCACCGCCAATTCTATATTGTACAAATAATGTTGTATTTGGTTTTAATGTGCGACCCAAAGAAAAGTTATTTAAATATGTTTGGATACTTTGAACATTGATTCCCGTTCTAGCAAACTCTCTTAACTGGTCTTCGGCCGATGTATTACCACCGCCAAAAGTCATTTTCATAAATCCTTCAGGAGTATATTCGGTCATGAACCTATTATCGGTTGAAATATAAGTCCCTACTTTAACTCCTGGCATATCCGTAGGTTTTGTTGGGTCTTCAATAAAAACTCTATCTTGCGCTAACGCCTCCACTTCATACCATTTCCCATTTAAAGTTAAAAATTCTTGAACTGTTGGTACATTAGAATAGTTTGTTCCATCTTTTTGAATAACTGAAGTAACTCCAAGTATATTTTTTTCAGGTAAAAATAACTCATAAAAAGGCTTAACATCACCAGGAGTTATTGTTTGTTTAAAAACTTTTGTAATACCATTAACTACAATTTCTCGTTTTGTTATAGTATAATTTACCAATGTATTATTACCATTAGTATTAGGACGAATAGTTCTATTTGGAAAACCTTCAGAATTGAAGGGTGATGTAAAATCAATATCATTAACAGTTTCAAATACTTGTCCCGCACCAATAACTTGACTTCCCTTTCTTAACAAACCCAAATATCTTTCATCAGGTCTATCTCCATTAGCCGGAACTGTAATTGAAAAATCAACTAAAGCAACTGAAGGTCTTTGTCCCGGTAATTTTAATCCATAAGTTCTGGCAATATTATATATTGATGATTTTTGTTGTGCGTATTGTAATACCGTTTCTTGAATACTTCTATCAATATGGTAATGTAAATTATCTGATACCGCAGCATTCAAATCCAAGAACATAGAAAAAACAGACGCATCGTTAAAATTATCTATTAATTCTGGATAATATGTTTTAACAAAATTTATTAATTCTGTTCTTATTGATTGAAAATCCCTTACGGAATATGATATTCTTTTTTCTCCCATATAATATTAAATATTAAGTATTACAAAATCTCTTGAATTAAATACATCGTCTGTTATCGCATAATCAATTCTAACCTTTGCTGTGTATGGTTGAGTACTTGAATTCGGCACATTAAATTCTTTATTAATAACATTTCCTGCCGTAGTAACAACATTAACTTCTTCTTCATCTGATGCCGCCTTTATAGAAATATTAGTTATTTTAAGTTGTGGCATGTATTTTTCACAAGCCTCCCTAATATCCGACTCAATATTATTAAAGGTTGGACTATCCATTGGTTCAAATATATATTCATATAATCTTGTACCAAAATCAGGTAAAAAATATCTTGAACCTTTTCTTGTTAAGAGTAAATGAATTAAATCAGTTCTAATTTCATCATTAGCGGTTTGAGTTAATCTTAGGTACTTACCTTGATTTGAAATATTAAAGGGAAACGCTATACCGTATGTTTTACCATTTGACATACAAATAAATATTATGTATTAGTTTTTTTTATGTTTGTTACCCCTTTTTCATGTTTCGGGTCATAACAACAATGCAAACATTTATTACCGCAGCAATGTCCTCTACTTAAATGATAGTCCTCAGTAAAAACTAATAAACCCTTTTCGTTAAAATAATAATAAGAAGGGAGAAGTTTATCCTTCTCCCTAATTTTTTGTTCTATGTTTTCCATATTACTTAATTTCACAAG